ACGCTCAAGAAATGCACCAGTTCCTAAAGAAGTTTGATTGGGAGCATTCGCTGGCGCTGGCGCACAACGCCATGTTCGACGGTGCCATCCTCAACTGGATTTACAACATCAGGCCAAAGGGGTGGTTGGACACCCTGAGCATGGCACGGGCGCTACACGGTACGGAAGTAGGTGGAAGCCTCAAGGTGCTTGCCGAGCATTACAACGTGGGGGTGAAAGGTGAGGAAGTTCTCAACGCACTGGGTAAACGCCGTCTTGATTTTGACGAGGCTTCTCTTGCTCGATACGGTGAATATTGCTCTAACGATGTTGCTCTTACTTACGCTATCTTTGGGTTGATGGCAGAGGACTTCCCCGCAAAGGAGCTTCATCTGATCGACCTGACCCTGCGCATGTTCACCGAGCCGGTCTTGCGGTTGAATGCGGGGTTGCTGAGTTCCCACCTTCTCAAGGAGCGCCAGCGCAAGGAAGAACTCCTGCAAAACTTCGACAAGGATACGCTGATGAGCAACCCGCAGTTTGCCGAGGTGCTCAGGGGTTTCGGCGTCGAGCCGCCGATGAAGGTCAGTCCGACCACGGGGAAAGAAACCTACGCATTCTCTAAAACAGATGAAGCATTCAAGGCGCTGTTGGAGCATGAGAACCCTTCGGTGCAGGCGCTGGTCGCCGCCCGACTGGGTACGAAATCAACCATTGAAGAGACCCGAACCGAGCGGTTCTTGGGGATTGCCGGACGGGGAGCCCTGCCTGTACCCCTGCGCTACTACGCCGCCCACACTGGCCGGTGGGGTGGGGACGACAAACTCAATCTGCAAAACCTACCCCGCAACTCCCCCCTGAAATACGCCATCCTCGCACCGGACGGCTATGTGATGATTGACTCGGACTCATCGCAAATTGAAGCCCGTACGCTGGCATGGCTGGCTGAGCAGGACGACCTAGTGGAGGCATTTGATCGTGGCGAGGACGTTTACAAAATCATGGCATCTGCTATTTATGGTAAGGGTGTGGAGAGCATCACCAAGGATGAGAGATTTGTTGGAAAGACCACGATTCTTGGCGCTGGCTACGGCATGGGCGCTCAAAAGTTCCAAGCCCAACTCAAAAACTTTGGTGTCACCGTTGAACTTGATGAGGCGAAAAGGATTATCGACACCTACCGCTCGACGTACCCCAAGATTGCCGCTTTCTGGAAGGCGGCGGGGCGAGCCATCGAAGCCGTGATGGACAACCAAGTGACGACGCTAGGTCGAGATAATGTGTTACAAATTGATGGACGCAACGGCATCCGACTCCCCAACGGTCTGTATCTGAAGTACCCCAACCTGCGCTACTACCAAAATAGTGACGGCAAGACCGAGATGGTCTACGATACGAAACGGGGTAAGGCAGTGATACCCAACCGTATCTACGGCGGCAAAGCAACCGAGAACATCTGCCAAGCCCTTGCCCGGATTGTGATTGGCGACCAAATGCTGCTGATCGCAAAGAAGTACACAGTTGTGATGACCGTCCATGACGCTATCGCTTGCATCGTACCCAAAGACGAAGCCGAGCGTGGCAAAGAGTACGTCGAACTGTGCATGCGAATTCGACCCAAATGGGCACCTGAACTGCCCCTGAACTGCGAGGCTGGATATGGACAAACATATGGTGATTGTTGACGGAGAACTGATGATTGATTACGCATACCCCTGCATGAAAGCAGAGAAGCATTTGAAAGACCTGCACAACGCCGCCATCGAGCGACGGTTTGATGATGCAATCGAGATCGGCCTGCTGGCTTTGGCCGAGGTCAAGCTAACGGTCAACGCCCTTAAAGACATGAAAGAAAAAGATGCCCAAAGTAACATGGTCGTTCAGCAGCCTCAAAACATTCCAACAGTGTCCGAAAAAGTACTACCACACTAAGGTAGCCAAGGATGTAGTCGAGCCTCCAACACAGGCTACGATGTATGGAAGCTCGGTGCACGCCGCCGCCGAGGAGTACATTCGGGATGGCAAACCACTGCCGCCCGAGTTTGCTTATGTCCAACCGACGCTGGATGAACTCAACGCCATCCCCGGTGAGAAGCACTGCGAGTACGAGATGGGGTTGCGGGAAGACCTGACCCCCTGCGGGTTCAACGACCCTGATCGTTGGTGGCGTGGTATCGCCGACTTGCTCATCATCAACAACGAGACTGGCGTTGCGCACTCGGTAGACTACAAAACCAGCAAGAGCGCACGGTACGCCGACACGAAGCAGTTGGACTTGGTTGCCGTCGGTATCTTTGCGCACTTCCCCAACATCGTGAGGGTGAAGTCGGCCTTGATCTTTGTGGTGAGCAAGGAGTTCGTTAAGGCGCAACACCATGCCGAGATGGTGCAAAAATACATGGAGCAGCCCCGACGGGATATTGCTCGGCTTGAAGCCGCACTCGACAACGGAGTGTGGAATCCGGTGCAAGGACCACTTTGCCGGTTCTGCGCAGTGAAGCAGTGCGAGTACAACAGGAGTTAAAAATGAGCAAAATGACAAACCAAGAGACTGACACCGCCCTGATTCTTGAAGGTGAATTGAAACGTCGAGTGCGTGAAGTGGTGTCCGAGATTGTCCGTATGGAAGTAGCTGAAGCCATCAGAAAAGAAATGTCGCACCGCAAAGAGCAAATGCTGATGGAGGTCAGCATCAAAGTTGGGCAAATGCTCAGAGGTATAGAAGAGGAGGGCCGAAAACCCCTGTGGGTTAGTGGCCCCCAGACCATGAAGCAGTTTGGGTTGTCGACAGGCAGCCTAACAACACCCGAAGGCGAACCTGTAAAGGAGATTGACCATGCCGTACGTTAACAAACCCAGACCCTACAAAAAAGAATACAAACAACAAATTGCAAGAGGAGAAGCAGATGAGCGTCTTGAGCGCCAACGAGCACGAGAGTCGATCGACAAAAAGAACGCCGACCGAGACAATGACGGACGTGCTGATGTGCGCGAAGGAAAAGATGTTGCACACATCAAGGCTTTATCTAAGGGTGGCTCCAACAAGAACGGAGTCAAACTGCAAAGCCCATCGGCCAACCGTTCATTCAAGCGTGGCTCTAACCACAAAGTAGTTTCTGAAGTCAGCACCAAAGAAAGAAAAAAGAAATGACCGACGAACACATCTGGCTCCTGAAGTATGGCAGGGGTTGGGTAGCGTGGTACGAGTTATTGTCTGGTCCCGTGGGTGAACAAGAGGTTGACCCTATCCATGAACGACTTGTAGCCGCAGGTAAAGTTGAAATCGACAAGAATTCAATGCGGGTTAGATTGAAGCCAAAGGAAGAAAATGAATTTGTCAGAGTATGAGTACCCCTGTCCACTGGGGTTCAATCCGTTCAAGCATCAGAAGACAACAGTTGAGTTTTTAGTGGGAAACCGCAAGGCGTTCTGCTTCAACGAGCAGGGCACCGGTAAGACTGCTTCGGTGATCTGGTCAGCCGACTACCTCATGAGTTTGGGGTTGGTCAAGCGCGTGCTGGTGATCTGTCCGCTATCTATTATGAAAGCGTCGTGGCAAGCCGACCTGTTCAAGTTTGCTATGCACCGCACGGTGGCTGTCGCCCACGGCTCGGCGAAGAAACGCAAAGAAATAGTCAAAGGTGGTGCCGAGTTCGTCATCATCAACTTCGACGGCGTGGGCATCGTCAAGAAAGAAATCATGGACGGTGAGTTTGACCTCATCGTGGTCGATGAAGCGTCGGCGTACAAGAACGCACGCACGCAGAGATGGAAAGACCTCCGGGACCTAACAAAAGTTAGCAGGGGGCTGTGGATGTTGACCGGCACTCCAGCCGCTCAATCACCTGTGGATGCTTACGGACTGGCAAAGCTGGTAAATCCCACCGGCGTGCCGCCCTTCTTCAGTCAGTTCCGTGATTCGGTCATGAACAAAGTCAGCCAGCACCGATGGGTTCCCCGCCCCGAGGCAAAAGGTATCGTGCATCGCCTCCTGCAACCGGCAATTCGGTTTGAAAAGAAGGACTGCCTCGACCTGCCGCCGATCACCTACATCGACCGGGAAGCCCCACTGACCCCCCAACAGCAGGGGTTCTACAAACTGCTGGCCAAACAAATGCTCATCGAAGCGGCTGGCGAGGAGATCAGCGCAGTCAACGCCGCCGTGCAGGTGAACAAACTCTTGCAGATTGCTTGTGGCTCGGTCTACACCGACACCGGCGAGGTTGTGGATTTTGACGTAAGTAATAGACTCAACGTGGTGCAGGAAGTCATCGAGGAGTCCAGCAACAAAGTGCTGGTATTTGTTCCGTTCACGCACACAATCGACCTACTACGCCAACACTTGGAGAAGAATCACATTTCGTGTGACGTGATTAGCGGTGCCGTGTCGGCAAACAAGCGAGCAGAGATTGTGCGTATCTTCCAAACGCAGTCTGACCCAAAGGTTCTCATCATCCAACCGCAAGCGGCCTCCCACGGGTTGACCCTTACTGCTGCCGACACCGTAATCTGGTACGCTCCATGCACAAGTGTTGAGACGTACCTGCAAGCCAACGCTCGTATCGACCGCCCCGGCCAAGTCAACCCAATGACTGTGGTGCACATCAGGGGCAGCAACGTCGAGACTAGGATGTATTCCCTGCTGCGGAACAACATCCGCAACCACAACGACATTATCGACCTGTACCGACAAGAAATTTTGTCAGAACCTCTTGAAATAGCTTGACACTGTAAAGAAGTGTGCTATACTGAATTCCCTTTCACGTTAGGAGTTTGAAATGTCAGATGAAGTTGAGAATCCGAGCGAGGCATCAAGCGCCGACCTCGATAAATTGACGCAGGTGTATTTGAGAATCAGAGACGCCAAGTACGAGTTAGACGCCGCACACAAACTGAAGCTCGCAGAGTTGGATGAGCAACTGTCGCTCATCGAATCAGAAATGCTTGAGGCTTGTAAGACAATGAACGCATCAAGCGTTCGCACCCCACATGGCACGATTGTCCGTTCAATGAAGTCACGGTATTGGACGAATGATTGGGATTCAATGTACGACTTCATAGAGAAGACCGGTGCATTTGCCCTGTTAGAGAAGAGAATCCATCAGACACACATGAAGGAATTTCTCTCTGAGAATCCCGACCTCTTCCCCAAAGGCATGAACGTGGAGAATGAGTACACCGTGGTTGTTAGACGTTCTAAAGGAAACTGAAATGAGTAACCTCACAATTCTGAATCAAGACCTCCCTGACTTCCTGCAAACCGCAGGTGTTAGCGACTTAACTAAAAAACTTGCTGGTAAATCCGGCGTCAAACGCATCGTGCCAAAGAACGGTATCTTCCGTAAGATGGTCGGCAGTGAAGAGATGGGAAAGATCAAGGGTTCCTTGGACGCCATCATCGTCAACGCCGCACCTCATGTCGGTCGTATCTTCTACGCAAAGCAGTGGACTCCTGAATCCGAGCCGACTGCACCTGACTGCTTCTCTAATGACGGTCAAGCGCCGGACGCAGGGTCTAGCAATCCGCAGTCTGCACGTTGCGATACGTGTGCTCAAAACGTCAAAGGTTCGGGCATGGGCAACTCCAAGGCTTGCCGTTACAGCCAACGCATTGCTGTGACACTGGTTGAGGACTTCGGCACTTCCCTTGAGGGCGAGGTGTATCAGATGAACTTGGCTTCCAAGTCTCTGTTTGGTGACGTGAATCAGGACAACTGCTTCACCTTCGGCAACTACGCCAAGTACCTTGCCAACAACGGCAAGTCGCTGGACTACGTGGTGACTACCATCAACTTCAACGAGGAAAACGATAACCAGTCGGTTGTGTTTACCCCCGCACGCTTCATCAACAAGGGCGAGTACGCTGTAACTTCGGTTGCCGCCGCCAAGCCTGAAGTTCAGAAGATGGTCATCATGACCCCGTACCAAGCCGAGGCCACTGGCCGACAGCTTCCTGCACCCGAGGCGAAAGCCCCCGCTCCCACTGCTGACGCACCGGAGCCTACCAAGCGTGAGAGCAAGAAGGCACCCGCCGCCGAGCCGACCGCTAAGAAAGACCTGTCCTCCGTTGTGAAGGCGTGGTCTGACGAGGAGTAAGCATGAGCCAAGGATACAGCCTCAACTTGGTGGAAGCCAACCGTCAAGTTAACCAACGCCATCTTGGGGTTGCCCTTGGCCGTGTATGTATTGCTGCACGGGTACCAATCACGGACGTTGCCGCGCACTTCGGTGTTAGTCGGCAGGCTGTCTACAATTGGTTCAAGGGGGTCTCGCACCCCCACCCGCGCCTCACTACACAAATCCAAAAGTACATGAGCAAAATTGGGCGCTAACCGGAACAAAACATGTTTGACCTTCTCGATACCGTATTGCCTACGGAGGGCAGGTATTGCATCGTTGGCATCGGCAAGTATGTCGATCAGCGATTTGCAGATACGCGAGAAGAAGCTGAAGAACTAATCCAAGAATTTGTCGGCAAAAAGTGGGAGACGTATTTTGGGTGCGCCAAGTTTGGCATGCTCAACAACCGCACCCATGACAACGCACTGTACTTCCGCTCACTGTGGATGGACATTGATTGTGGCCCTACCAAGGGCGTGCCGAACGAGAAGGGGAAAGTCGAAGGCTATCTCGACCAACAGACTGGGCTTGCAGAACTGAAGCGGTTTTGTAAGGCAGTCGGATTACCTCAGCC